CGCGTTTTATTATTACAGACAGGACAGTATACCCTTTTGATATCCATGACGATCATTCCTTTCCATAGCCTTTAATACATTTTACCAAACAAAAAAAACTATGGCGTACCCATGTTTAAAGCAAAAGCGGCAAGTTTCCTCGCCGCCTTTACTCACATCATCTTTCGTAATTTTTCGATATACCGCGAAATGGTCTCCCTCTCTTCTCGGCAGTCTGCATCTTTTGACAGATCTCCCAGCTCTTCCGTCAGTGCATCCATATGCTCTTCCAGAGCGGCCAGCATACGCCGCTTGCAATCCTCAGACTTGCCGTTGCGATAAGACTGCTTGTTTTCCATGTAATCATCATAAGGGTCATTGTTTCCGTTTCCACGGCTATAGTGCCCCTTTACATAGTGCTCCCCACGTCGCGCATAGGATGATCCATCGTCATAGGCCGTCATGCTCATTCCATCATCCCTGCTGTATCTCCCACGGCTGTCGCGTTTCCGCCTCTCGCTGTGGTCTCCTGCCTGGCTATATCCGCCTTCCATTTCGTCGAGAACGGCGTTATAATAGCCCTCTTTGCACTTCCAGTATTCCACATTTTCCATGTCTTTCAACATGTCTATCAATTTGTATGCGGTCTCAAGATTGCCTGTGTTCAGACCTTTTTCCGCGATTTTATCCAGCTCTTCCCGGATATTCTGCATCAATTTGTAACTCATGGTCTGCCCTCCTTAACCGCAAACCCGAACAGCTGTTATGTTCGGATTGTCTACTAACACAGGAATTGTCCCTGCGTTTTTGATGGAAACGTTTTCACAGCATCCACAGAACACATCGACGTATGTCTGGGACGATGTGTTAAAATACTGCTCTACTGCCGCAGGGGTGGCACGCATCACCGTGCCGCCGAGAATTTCCCCATCTCTGGCAATTCCCAGCGCCACTTCTCCTACCGTTTCCCCAGTCGGTACTGCGACGTTCCCGGAAAATGTAATCAGATATCTACCGGGCTTTACAAGCGTTATCTGCGCGCTTCCAGCCCTGTGTCTTTCTGCGCATCCGCCCTTTGTTGCCACTGCCGAAAACGGGATGGACTGCCCTACTGGGACCGTGACCGGCGTTGTGTTTACTAACTCAATCATTTTATTCTCCCTTCATTTCAAAAGGGGCAGACGTTCTCAGCCTGCCCCTTTTTGTGAATAACGGCATCAGCCGAACATCATGGCAAAATGCCACGAAGATACTCCGTCTGAAGTTTTAACATCCGCATCCCGTGTTGCCTCCGTAGCCACATCCGGCGCCAAAGCTAAAGCCTGTCGGGTTTACGATGGACGTGTACGGGGACATTACCGGATAAGACGGAACGGGTGTAGGTCGCAAAGCATTTAAGATGCTGTTTGTCTGTGCGTTGTTAGACAGCTGGAGCTGTGCGGACTGTAACTCGGTCTGCAAAGACTGTATCTTGTCCTGTGTAAACAGGTCGATGATGCGCTGTGTTCCGGCGTTCTGCGCGTCAATTACATCGCGGAATCCGTTGTTTACGGTATTCTGTAGGATGTTTGTCTGGGCTGCCATGTTGTAGTTTACGCCAGCAATAGCCTCACGGGTATCGCAGCAGCATTGCTGCATCTGATAACCCAGATTTGACAGGTTGGCGTTTACGCCAGCAAGGCCGTTGCAAAGCTGGCCGGAAAGGTTCTGGATCCCGTTTTCGATTCCCTGCGTGGACAGCGCTGCGTCGATATCGGCACGAGTTGCATAACCCTGAAATGCGGGAGAATTTGCTCCTCCACCATTTCCGCCCCAGCCGCCGAAGCCGCCCCAGCCAAACATACCGAAAATCAGGAAAAGGATAATCCATGCACCCCAATCTCCGCCGAAGCCGTCATTTTTTCCTGTGCCGCCGGTTAATACGGCAACATCAGAAGCGGTTAAACCGTCTGTCATAGTAATTATCTCCTTCGATAATGTATTTACAAAACCGTGTGCACCCGGTTGTGTACTATTTAAAAAAGCCTTTAAACATACCCTGCATCTGCTGCGCCATCTGCTGGGCTTGATTTAACTGTTGCTGGTTTATTTTGCCAGACTGCAACAGCCTGTTAATCTCTTCATTCGGATTTCTGCCCTCCATCTCTTTTCGGAATTGCTGGAACTGTTCCAGCATTCCGGCCATTCTATTACCATTCAGGGCCTCAAACAAGGGATTCGCCATGTCTGCCTCCTTCCGGCTTTGTTGCCGTTTCGAGATAACTATATAATTCTTCATATTTGCTTCTCAAATCGTCGTATTCTTTCCGAGTAACGTATTTATCGTCTAAGTTCACTTCCTCCTGTTTCTGTGGCTCTTTCGCGCCCACCGTGACCTCTTTGTAAGCAAAGGTGCGGAGCGTCGGCATCCCGGCGGCATCGGTAGTCTTTATATAAAAATTAGAGTTTTCGGAGTCCATCAAAAGGACGCTTGTATTTGGAGCGACAAGATAAGATTTAGCTCCAGCCTCGCCCTGCACCCACAGGATCCCCTGATTTACCTGCTGCATCTGCTGTGGCTGCTGATACTGAGCCTGCATCTGCGCCAGCCTGTCCATCTGCGGCTGTAGCGGATTTACTTGTCCATACTGATACGGGTTATAGCCGTATCCTTGATATGGTAATGCCATGCCTGCGCCTCCTATGACTAATTCAATGACTTTCTATAGCTAAATTATGGCATAAAAAATAAGCCTCTGACAGTCCATCAAAGGCTTACAAAAGTATCAAATCAACATACCCGTATTATCTTTTTGTTTATTCGCTGGCTCATTCTTTTCACGGTGGACACACTCACGTTCATCATCTCCGCACATCTTTCCAGCGGAATATTCTGCGCCCGTAATTCAAAAAGCCGCCGTTCCTCAGGTGTAAAATTGCAGTATTTGCGAAAAAAATCCAATTCAAACACTGTAAAATCGTATACCTTCAAGATTACTCCCCTTATTGCGTCCGCGCCAGATAAGATATAAGCTTTCCCCTCGTTTCTTTTAACTGCTCAACATTGTTCCCTGATATCTGGCTGTTAAGCATCGTTACCAATGTCTCCATGATTAGGCTGTCCCGCTCCCTAATCTCATGCATCGTTTCAAAGTCTCGCTTGTCATGCTCTTCAAGGACTTTTACCCGCGTGGTGAGCTTAATCGCGGGGGATATCCATTTATGTATCACAGCCACAGCGCCCCCTATCACCGAAATGCCGCCGCACACAGCAAGAATAGCCTGTATCGTTTCCATAGTGCCTATCTCCTTATTTCTCCCAGTAGTATATCGGTATCTCCTGGCCGCTGTCCCATGTGTCCCAGTAATGTCCATCTTTGACGCACACCACATGGCCGTCTATCCCGAGCACATACGTCCCCGTTGGATGATCTCGGCAAAAATCGTCTACCGTGTAAACATGCTGTCCGTGGTCGTCTACGATATACCGCCGGAAACCATTTTCACGCAGGTATGCGCCCCAGACAACGTTTGCAGACGGCATATCCGAAAGCTGGCAAGCTTTTACCATAATGCCGGAAAACGCCGTTTCCCAGTCAACAGACATCGCCTTGCATATTGCCCTTATAACACAATCTCCGACGCGCTGAGAACGTGGATTTGGATTGAATTTTGCCCAATGACTCATTTTCCAGTCCCTTCTTTCTCCGCATGTCTTTTTGCCCCTTTATTTGCTGCCTTTTGCTGCGGGTATCCAAATCCCGCTAATGCATTCCGATCATACTGCGGCTGTAACCCATTTTCTTCGCAATGCTGATTATAAGCCCTGTTCTGTCCCTGCAATCGGTAAGCCAGCTTATCATATTCCTGCTGGAGCTTTTCCCGTTCCGCGCCGGACGCCCATGCAAGCTCTTCCTGTTTTACTATCAACTGTCGTTTCGTCTTTCGGATTCCGCGCTCCATAGCTCGCTGCTTCTGGCTGTCCTCATACCGTTTTAGATTCTCAGCATCGGTAATTTTATTTCCGCTTCCATCCAGCAGATTTCCTTCTGCGTCCCTCCACGGATTCCGCATCCGCTTGTCAAACAGCATATGCCCGTGACGACAGTTATAGCCATGCATCCCTCTCATATCCACAACCCTGCCTTCTCCCGTGGTTAGATCAATATCATACCCCGTCGATTCCAGCAGGTTCGGATATCCAGGCTCGCTTCCGTCAATTTTAAATACACGGCCCTGCCATTCGTCATGACCTGCAAGCAAGGGCTGCCCGTCGCGCCTTACTCTTGCCCCGAGGTGCGCCGAGGTTAACACATACTTTGTTCCGCTGTCCACGATATACCTGTTTGTCAGCTGCGCCGCTGTCTGGTTCATTGACGTCACTACACAGCATCGTACCGCAGATTCCAGCGTCCTTCGCGTCCCTGTCGGGTAATCCACCATAACGCCGCGTCCCGCATACGCATCCAGCACATCCGCTATGGCTGCGGGATAGCTTTGCACTCCGCTTGCTACCCTTACATCGGCTTCGTCGAGCAGCGACACAAGGTCTTTTTGGCTTTGTTCCAGCGTCGTCCTTGTGAGGTTCTTCAACTCCGCCCGGCTTTTTATGTACTCTGCTTCAATAACAGCCATATATCGTGCATTTTCAAGCGGAGACTGCGCCGCGATACCCATTTCTGACAGTGTAACCGCATCATCTTCCCACGATGTCAGCACGGCACCACGCAGGAGCTTCCGCAGTTCTTTTTCGCTCAGGTCTGTCAGTTCCATGATACGCCGCTGTATCTCATCCCGGCTTTCCCCCAACTGCTCCAGCCTGTACAGCAACCTGTCCGCCGTGGCTGTGATTTTCCCGGATTTTAAAATCCTTCTGGCGATATCCCGCAGGATAAAGTTTTCCAGCCGTTCATAGAGTTCTAATATCCGGTCAGCTTTCCCTTCAAAATACTCTGGTCTCAGCATCACTCTTTCCCCACCGTTTTTCTCACAAGATTCAGCCAGTCGTCTTTATGCCGCCTTTTGGCTTCCTCGAACCATTCAGACGTTGTTCCCGGCTCGTGATATTTAATCCGTCTCTGCGTCGGGCTTTTGCTGGGAGGGGATGTCCACCCTATGATGTTCCCCTCTGCGTCTTTAAGCGGGATATTCGGACCGTACACAACGCCCTTGTACAAATAATGAGCATATGGCGTGTCATACTCAACGATGCCGCCGTATACCCCGTCTGGATATCTTACACTGTTTCTTAGTGCACCCTGCCGGAATGGAACGAAGGGGGCGCTGTCCGCCACTACCTGCATATTCAAAAGCTTCTGGGCTTCCAGCAGATTATCGTCTATGCGGGACGTATCGAGCTTAATCTCCACGTCCCCAACTTTCGTATCCAGTTCCATTCTACCACCTCCCGCATTTTATGGCGTGCCCTTATTTCATCTTTGCGTATCCCACGCTCATCCCCGCTTCCGCATCGTTTGCCACGGTCGTTGTTGGGCTGTAGGTTCGCAGGGCTTTATAAGTGGCAAGCTGCTCTGTGGTAAGAGGTTTTTCGATCGGTGTTTCAAGCTGCCCTAAAAACGTCAATGGATTGGCTGAGTTTATAAAACCAAGAATCTGTTCTTTAGCCTCTTCTTTTGTAACATCTTCTTTGGGATGATAATAAAAAGTTGTTGAATTTAATGCCCATCCGGGAGCAATTCCAAAATTTGTATAAATACCATGTGAGATTAAACACTTAGTCGAACCATCCCTATATCTATTTACAAGGGCTCCAGAAATACGATATCTGTTTGGAACATCAGCGGTTTCTTCAAAATTTTTCCACTTTGCTTTTGGTGTTTCTGTTGCGACCCTCTGCACATACACTCCTTTTTTAAAATCCACCTCGTCGCATACCCACTGCTGCCCGTCTGCATCTGTGTAGTTTCCGCCGGATGATACCGGGATCCCCGGAAGCCCGTTTGGTGTGGGGATGATGAGCGTCTGGGCTGGCTTGTAGGGTTCGTAGGAAGTAGCATTCATGGGGGTTCTGGTTATCATTGCCTTAACCTTGCCATTGAAGGCTTCCACAGTCCGAAGGAATATTCGGAATTTATCTCCATCCATTATTTCTATTTGTGCTGCATTTGTTCCGACGGAATACCCCAATACAACTTTTTTCCCTTTTCTCCATACAACGACATACAGATATACATCCTGTGTGTCTGAATAAATATAATATTTTCCCGCTGTCATCAACGCAAATTCATCATACCCACTTTCAACGTTGCTATTATTCTGTCCAACAGCATAAATATCTGTTTTCCTGTCAACATCAACTTGCACACCATCCGCAAAAACCTCAAATCCATTACCCTTCTGCCCCACCTCAAACGGCAGGAGGTTTGTCCCAGTAACCGTAACCCCTATTTCCCCGCTCTGCCCTACGCTCTCTATCTCCTGCGGATACTCCGGTGACGGGGAGGGCTTGCCGCCGGTGTAGGGTTCGTAATTGGATGCAGTTGGCTGTGTTTTGGATATCATCGCCTTAACCTTGCCATTAAAGTCTTCTTCGAGTCTGAGTAATATCCGAAACTTATCTCCATCCATTACTTTTATTTTTACCGCAACTCCTTTCATGGAACCTCCCAATGTGATATTTATCCCATTTCTAAATGCAACGACAAATAAATTCACAGATGCACTATCTGAATAAACATAATATTCCCCAGATGCTAATAACGGGAAATCGTCGTATGAACTTTCGTTGGTCATGCCTTCGCGTCCCACTGCATAGATGTCATTCTTTCTTGCACCGGATATCGCTATCCCATCTTTAAATACTTCAAGCCCTTCTCGCTTTTCTCCTACCTCAAACGGCAACAACTGCGCCCCAGTCGTGCTCACCTGCGTTGATTTGCCGTAGAGGGTAAGGGATTCCAGCCCACGATTCCCCTTTGAATTTTCCAAGAGGGCGGGGTTGCCGGTAACGACCGTGAGCACAACGCTGTACGCATCGGCTACCAGCACCAAGAAATGCTCCTCTCGTGTCACAGGCGGAAAGACTTTCCCCTCTCCGCTGGCAATCGCCGCCCAGTAATATTCTAATCGTGTCACAGGCGCAGGGACGCCCCGCCCCATACTCCTGCTACCTTTGCCATGTAATACTGTAATCTCGTGACGGGCTGCGGAGTATTGCCGGAATAATCCCCTGCCATAGTAGCAAGGTAGTATTCTTCGATTGTCACTGGTTCCGGCGTTTTGCCCTCATATGTCCCTGCAATTTTTGCAAGATAATACTCTTCCCTGGTTATCGGCTCCATTACTCTCTCCTTATCAGCAGCAGCTTCGCGCTCTATATATGCGTCTTAACACTCTCCTAATATCCAACATTTCTGTCTCTGTATACACACTCAAGACCTTTAATGCCATATACATTCGTGTCTTTCGCCGCCTCTCCCGTTCAATCCTAACTTCATCGACTATTTTTTCTATTTTTTCACAGACTTCCCGCATTATTCTTACAATTTCTTTGACCGCGTTTTCCATATTTTCCAAAAAATCAATAAGTTCATTCACGCGATTCTCAAAGCGTTCTACGTCTCCGATCCCCTGCCCTACAATCGCAAGATTCATACCTATTCCTCCCCGAACAGCCCCGTTTCCTTCGGCTGCGCTTCCGTCACCATTGCCTTCGCATCGTCCTCTGTCATGCCCTCGAATTTGACAAAATACATCCACGCGGGCACCTTGCCCTGTACAACATAGCTCCACCAGCGTGCCCTGTCCTCTTCGCGGTTGTAAGTGATGTCCCCGAAGTCGTATACCACTTCATAAACCCCGGCAGGGGCAAGCGCGTATAAATCCGCATACACCGACATGGCATATATAGCATCATTCAGACAACTTTCCAACTTGTCCCGCACGTCCTTGATAAACTGTATGGTTCGCTGCTGCTCCGCTTCCACGCCTGTCGCCGTCTGGATGCCGCTCGCTTCGTTAAAAACAAAATAGCCGTTAGAGAACCCGCATTTATACCCTATCTGGGACAGGAGGGCATTGATTCCGTCTAGGCGTGTGGCTGTATTAAGGTTCGGTACAATCTCCTGATAAAACTCTTCTGGGCTGTTGCCGAACACGTTCTTTACATAATGCGGCAGTTTAACGTCGGGGATACGCCCGTTAAGGTTTTTCCCGCTGTCAAACATCAGCCGATCATCTGCCAGGATTATTTTTTCGCTGTCATATATCTCCCCAGCATTCCGGCTGTATGCGATGTCAAGGTCTTTCATCTCTTCGATGGCTTCCGCGTATATAGGCATTCCCAGCGGAGAGGAAAGGTCTATGTTGTTCGCAGCAGGGGTGCGGAACACTCCGTACATGGGGGAATCAAGCATTTCTCCCCCGCCCTTGAGAATCGGCGGCGTCTCCTCCAGCAGATCCGCCCACTTTGTCTGCGCCAGCGGGATAGGGTCGCCGAGGGATTCGCTGCTCCTTGATACATACGCCCTGTTAGATATAACATACGGATATATCAAGCCCGCATCTGTATGAATCTCAACAAACCTGTGATACTCCAGTCGCGTATAATGTTTGTCGTTGGCCGCATAGCTGTCTTTAAACACAACGCCCGTTATCTTCCCGTTATCGTCCTGCTCCGTCACGAAAAAGTCTAGAGGGGTAAACATATCAAGCCCGCCGCCATTAGGCTTTACGATGATCGTGCCATAAGCACAGCCATACTCTACCCAATGGCGCAGGCTATAATATACTTTATCAATCTGCTCCTGTAACCACGCCCCTCGTGCGCCGCCGTCAACCTGGATTTTAATTCCCAGCGTGACGAGCCGCGCCGTCTCGGAGCATACCGCCTTTGCAAAATTGATAGTCTTTATCCGATTATCTGCGTCTAACCAGTACGGCGCACCACGGTAGATGTTGGCACACTCTGCAACCTTTGCCATCATCTGCGCAGACGTGGTATCCTTTACCCTGAAATCTTTCTCAGCCTGCTTTTTAAATATCATACCTATCCACCTTTTAACAGTTGCTATTAAACCCATTATGCGCTATGCCCTCTTCTCATCGCCATAGGAGATATAGCATACCGCAGGGCGTCTATCCAATGATCGTTACCATCTGGGTAATCTGCTATTACCTCCCCATTTCCATCTACCTCATGCTCATATTCTGTAATTTCCTTGTACGCCCGCGGGGTTCTAGCGGGGTCAATGACAATTGTTCGACACTGCAGCCATTCAAAGGTATACTTCCGGCTTCCTGGTGTTACGATGGCGTTTCTGGCAGGGATCCCAGCGTCCCGAAGGTCCACAATGCTTTCCTGTTCATCCACGCCGCACATCAGAGCATAATCGTCATACCCCTTGTCCTTTATCATCTGCGCCATGTCTGCATTTCTGATCTTGCACCCGCCCAGCTCATCCAGTAGGACAATCTGCTCCTTATTGGGCACATAGGCGGCCCGGATAAAGGCTTTCGGGTCCGGGTACCATCCGAAGTCTTGCCCTTGATAGATTGACTGGTATGTCTGGATCTCCTCGTCGGTTATCGTGCGGATCTCCAGCATGTCAAAGATATTGGTTCCCAGGCCCACCGGCTCGCCCAGGTACTCGTGTCGATATGCCCGCTCATTTGTGGCCTTTAAATGCTCGGCGTCGGCTATAAACTGGTCTCCCAGCCAATCCGCCGGAACGCTTGTATAATCGCTCTTGTGCCTGTAACTGTCCTTTCTCGGCTCGTTGATGTACACATTTGCCCAGTTACTACGACTGATAGGTGGGTTAAAGGATTTGAACACCACAAACTTACTCCCACCGCGGAGAATAGACTGCTGTACTGTACGTATTTCTTCGATTCCAGAGAACTCATCCAATTCCTCCAGCCAGAGGTATTTGAAATATCCCCGGCTGGTCTTGATGGACTTCGTTTTCTTCGCTTTGTCCAGCCCCCGGAAGATAATTTTCTGTCCCGTGGGCCTATATACATACTGCATGGGGCTGACGCTGGATGCCCACAGGTCATTGGCTCCCAGCGCATCAATTCCCCATGCAATCTGCTCAAATACGGATTCGCGGAGGGTATTTCCTACTTTTCGGAAGATAACGGCATTTGAATGTACTCCGTTCTTTGCGTCCATCATCATTCCCAGCGGAATTTCTGTTCCGATAAAAGAGGATTTCGTGGAGCCGCGCCCTCCGTATAGGTCGTAGTATGTATGCTTTCCGTCCAGGATGTCCCAGTGGACGGGGTAAAAGGCGGGGGCTATGATGTCGGTAAGCTGGATTGTGTCAGTCATTATTCATTTCTTTCAGTGCAACTTCGGCGGCTTCTTTGGTGAGAAATATGGTTTTTCCAATCTCGCTTATTGCAAAACGCCCTGTAATGCTTCCACTCGAATTAGAGTAATAGATTAATATCTGGTCGAAAACAGTTACATCTTCATCACAGCAATCCTCATTCAAGTTGCCAAACGAAAAGCCGGTTACTTCATAAGCACAAGGATGCCCAAAGTCATTATCCCAAACAGTATCTCCCACATTGCATGGCAATTTCAGAATCCAACCGTCATTCATGTTCTTGTGGATAATGTCCTCCGCCATACGAAGTCCTTTGTATTGTTCTCTGTGTATCGTAATCTCCATAGGATCAACTTCTATCTTTACAATGTCTAAACACTTTTTCTTTTTTATCTCTATTTCTTCCAGAATCTTCTCTAACATTTTCTACTCCTTCCCCGGCCTCGGTATGTTATTCACAATAACAACGCCGCCGGTATCTGCTTTCATTCCCTCTGCGCGTTCCAGGCGCTTCATCAGCTCCCGACCGGCAGCCATGCGGGTGTCGAGAGAGGATTCCAATCCGAACTGGTCTTTTACCTCCCCCCGTAGAACGGCGGTGTAAAATCTCTGCACCTCGGCGGCGTCCGCTATGCGGGAATCATCAATCTGTTTCTGGCGCTCTGCGATGTATGCAATTATCTGAGGCTTTCTTAGGTTTTCGGAGCCTGTGGCGTATGCCGCTTTCTCCTTATACCCTGCCCGCTTCGCCGCCTCTGTCGCATTCCCGCAGGCTATATAATAATCCGCAAACGCCTTTTGCTTTGGTGTTAGCATTTAACCACCATCCTCTATTCCTTTATGAGATCAAAAATCCCACCGTAGAAAGCGATATAATCCCAATTTGACATATGATTTTTACCCCGTCACTCCTCGTCCCAATCATAAGCCCGAGTAGGAATGCTATTATCATTCCTGACGCGGAAAGATACCACGGTATCATTTCTCTAATCATCCTGTCCCCATCCTTTCGTCTGTTCCCATATGCCCGCCAAACACTTTACCGCCTCAATCGCGCTCGCTGTTCGCAATATCTCGTAGTCCTTCATCCTCCATCCGTTCCGCCCGTTTTGAAGTGTAGGTGTTGTTAAGATCCACATCGTTATCATCCTGTCCTGCTCTTCGCTGTAAAACTGGCTGGTAGAAATTTTGATTACGAGCCCCGTTGACAGTATGGCGCGCTGAAGCTTTTTCATGACGGCATTACAATTCATATCACACCCCCATACAGTTCTTATTCTATTTTACCATTCTCGTTTCCTGATCCGCGTACCCCTTTTACACAATTGCATGTCCTTCCAGTATCATATAGCTGTTGTATAGATATATCGTTTTCCTGCGATACCCATAAAAATCTTTCCTCCCGATAGGGATGTTGCATATCTTCGAGATGTTGTCATACCCCAGCCCTGATGTCAGGCTAAAAAACAGATATTGCGCCAACTCTGCATATGCGCTTTCCGCAGCCAGAAGCAGCAGTTCCAATTCCCTACCCTTTGCGTTTTTGCACTTGTCTTCTATTTTTTTTACCTCATTGTATGTCAGACCGTAACCATTAAAGTATGTGTCCCTTGTTCCCACATTCCCCACCTTCTTTCTTTTTGCTTTATTTTTTTGTTACCCTATCCCAGTCCCGCAGGATTTATCTGTGTAGACAGAGGGAACCAGCACACAAGCTGACGCGCCGGATCTGACCGGTTAGGTGTAATTCTGCGGCTTCCCCTCTGTTTTTAGTTAAATATCAGTTTACGGCAACATTTCCGGGAAATCATCGAAACTCATTTGTCCGAGTACATTATCGTCTTCCATCCACCATAAAAATACGTCTTCGCCTGTCTTCCATCGCGGATTTTTCCCAGATGCTCTCATCTTATCAATCATTTCCGAAAAGGCTTTGATATACTTTTCTTTAAATCCCGGAAAGTCCGCGAACTCTTTCCAGCGTCTCTTCCCCGCCATCGGGCAGCCAACACACCCTACACGATGATAGCCGCAATCATACAAAGTGTTATATTCTATTTCATTCCCCCTTATAAAATCCCACACATCGGCATCTGACCACGATATAATAGGATTTACAGCCACCTTCCCTTTCTGACGACAGTGGTCGATTATATCTCTGCTTGCATCGTTGTCATTCGCCAACATGACTCTATCCAATTTTATGCTATCACTCGCCTTCTTCGTAATGCTCTCCACTTCGTTTCTTGTTGCACGCTTCCTGCTTTCTGCCCACCTTACTCCGGTCGTTATGACACTATTTTCGGCATTTTGCTCTTTCAAAATCTCACAGCAATACCTCATCATTCTAGTTGGAGGCATACCTTTTATTGGGATTAACGACCACATATTTACTTTCTGCCCCTTGTACATCGGCTGTGTGTATTCGCAAGATATTCCCTCTTTTTTACATTGTTCAAACACCTTTCGGACATGCCGCATCGTCTGTGGTGCGTCAACTGTTGTGATGCTATGTTGTACTACAAACGGTACGCCAGCTCGCTTGCACAATTCCAAAACGACGTCCGAATCTTTTCCACCGCTGTATGTACATACAAATGGTTTGTCGTAATATCGTTTCGACATATCCGCCGCCATGCGAATCAAATATATTGCATCCTCTTCTTTTCCCATCCCATTACTCCTTTAAACTCTGCTGCCTCGCAGGAACGCATCCTGCAGCGAACTCTTCCATGTCGGTTCTGCCTGCTCCTGCACACGCTCCACCATGTCGCATTGGTAAACAATCTCTGTTGCCCACTCCCGGATTTGCCGAAGCCCATCCGCATCCGGTGCGATACTTGCACGCCGTTCGATCGAGAGCGCCAGATCCCTGATCCGGTTATCTGCCGCCATCCATACCGGTTCGGCATCCGGCTGCGTTTTTATCCATATTGCCATCATTATTCTCCTGTCATAGTATTTTTGCATTCATTAAGTTTTTAAAGATGTACATCGGACATGCCACAACTATGCTGTTTCCTGCCTGCTTATAAAGCTGTGTGTTGCTGTTTACTTTTTGCGCTTTGGCAAAATCCTCGTCGTCAAAATCCATCAGCCGAAAGCATTCTTTCGGGGTCAGACGCCGCACCCGCATTTCAGGCGGCTCGCACACATAGTTATCTTTTTGCGTAGTCGTTAGGGTGTTGCATATTCCCTGTCTGTTCGGTTCTAGTCTCTGTACCGTTGGCGCTCCTTGCGTCCTGTCCGATGGATTTTCCGGATTGCGTCCCCGGCTTGCCACAATAAATGGCTGGCGGCCTCCACCCATGCTGCAATTAAGCGCAGGGCATAATCCGTCTGTATCATACACTCTGCCCTGGTTCGGATTATCTCTTGTTTTTGTGGGCATTATATTTCCAATTTGCCTTACCCGTATAAGACTTTCGCTGCCGTCCTTGTAATATCTTGCCCGTATACAAGGCGACACGCCTTGCGTATCAGGATCATTTATCACTGCCCCAAAACCATTTCCATTTTTCTGGTTTCGCGTTTTATGCTCCATCATCCCGTTTAATCGCGCAGACGATACATAATATTTTTCCTCCACTTCTTGTTCTAATATGTCTTTAAGTTTCCGTTTAAGTGGCAAACTTTCCGGGAATTTAAACCCCCCCCGTATCGACATCTTTCCGTATGCTGACGATAAATACCCTTTCCCTGTTTTGCGGCACATTATATTTTTTTGCATTTAATATTTCCCAGTAGTTGTTATATCCCGCCTCTTCCAGAGAGGTCAGCACCGTTTTAAACTCATTTTCAAATTTTTTTCCGGTCAGATTTTTTACATTTTCCGCAATTGCAACCTTTGGCATTGTTGCTTTTATAATTCTTAGTGCGTCAAAAAACAGCCCCGATCTTGTCTGGTTCCCGTTTTCGTCCAAAAATCCACTCTGTTTCCCGGCTACCGAAATATCCTGGCACGGGAATCCATATGTAATCAGGTCAATATCTTTTGGCAGCTTTTTTTCATCAATTTTTTTGATGTCCCCCAAATTTAATGGCTCTGCTACATTATGGATTGCTACATATGATTTTGACGCATATTTATCAATTTCTGAGTATCCGATCAATTCATATTCCGCTTCGATCCTGTCCAGCGCTTTCTCAAAAGCTCCGATGCCCGAAAAAAGTGATAATAATTTTATTTTCCCCATGTTACACAATTCTCCCGTTCGTATCCGCTAACAGTCTGTAGACCGATGCCACAAACCAGTCTGCGGCGTATCCTGCAAATAACATACCAGCGCCAAACAACGCCATGTATGCGGCAATCTTAAGCAGGTCTTTAATATCGCGCTTACGCAGCTTCCACTTTGCTTCCCAGTCCTGCGCACCGTAATACTTTTCATACGCGGTTTCGACCATGTACTCACCCATGTAGCACAGTACATGTAATGCTGCCATAATCGTCATTACGATGCTGAACATGATCGCCATTTCGGCAAATATATCTAATAACTCACGCATCTACTTCCTCCTCCTGAGCGGCGCACATGCCCGCTCCCAGCTCTCTGCCCATCCATCCGGCTCCGCTCTCATAATCTCGTAGCCGTCTTTTGCCTTTACGCCGTGGTATACGCGGCTGGCTATTGTCTCGCGTGACATGCCCAGCAAATACATAAGCTCTTTTGCCTTGTACCGTCCCTGGTACTCATCGTTCTTGTACAGATCGTACAAGATTATCTTTCGTCCCATTCCGCTTTCCTCTCTTCCTACACCACTGTGGGCTGTTCGCTACCTTCTGCTCAATCAGGCGCATCTCTGCAATGCACAGCCTCCTGTATCCGTCCTGTTTCTCTTTGCGGACCAGTACGCAGGATTCGCAGCCATCGCAGTGCGGCAGCGTTGCTTTTATCCTGCTTCTGTAGTCCCGCTGCTTCTGCCGGTATGCTTCCGGATCTGCCTGCCGCTGCCGACGCTTTAACAGCGCCCTTATATCCGTGCCAGACATAATGCAGTCTGGATGCTGGCAGGTCTCACAGACCGGATAGGCGCAATCCTTTGTTGCTCTCATATCTGCCTCACTTCCCCAGCAGGGCAGCTTCCAGGCTGTCCATGTCGTAGTCTGCTTTCATGAACTGGTTGTACTGGTCAACGCTGGTCTGCTGCCGCTTTGGCGGCTTCGGCTTCTTGTACTTCTCTGGCAGATACTCGTCAAATTTCAGCTTTCGCAGAAAATTTTCGGCGTTCAGCACATATTGTGGCTGCGTCCCGCGTATCTGGCAGGCTTCGGCGTAATTTCTGGCTGCCTGTACAAGTTCGTCAGCGTTTACACCCATCCGAAGTGTATTTAAGTATTCCACAGCCACTCCCGGCAGGTCTGCTCCTGCTTTCGGGTACGCTGCGACAAAGTCCTCAAACCGCTCTGGTTCTTCGCGCGATATTGTTTTGGATTCGTATTCGGATTGGATTGGATTACGAGAACTATTGCAATCACTTGATATCATTTGATTACAATTGATATCAGATGATATCAGATTTTCACAGTTGCTATCTTCCGCTGGATATTTACTTTTTTTTGCACGCACTTGCTGGTGATCTCCCCAAGTTATCATTTGCAGGTACGGTCTTCCTTGAACATAATATTCTCGGACCAAGCCTACAGACGTTAACTTCTGCAGGGCATCAGCGATGCTCTTGCATGTAATATCTTTAAGCGGAAAGCATGTCCCGCGGATAACCGCAGGCCTTCCGTCAAATCTCCCATAATCGTCGCAACTTACGATTAAGCGGTAGAACAGGACTTCTTCAAACCAGGTTAATTGGTCAATCGTATCTGATCGGCAGATAGATTCTTTTAAAATCCTGTTTGGCATCTTATCCGCCTCCATTCAGGCTCGCAAGCCATTCATCCATTGTGATCTGGTTCTTTTCCATCTCATTTTCCCGTGGCTTCTTATCTTTTCGCAGATACCGTTTCGCTGCATCCACATTCATGCGATTCTCAGCAGTTCGGGAACTTTCTATTGCCATCCAGTTTCGAACCAGATTCTTTTCATCTTCCGCCGGTCTAAAGTACCCTTTGCCGTCCTGCAGATTGATAATCAGCTCTGCGTCACAGTCGTTTTTATTTACTTCCGCAATCAGCCGACGCACCATCCGATCACTCATGTGCGTTGTGGTCTGCAGCCAGCGTCTGGAAACAGCATTTTTATGCCCGGTCGGGATGTAATCTAAAATGTTCATGATCTTTCTCCAGTTGGGGATGCGCCGTTTTCCCCCGGCGCCAGGGAACAGGAGGCATCCTGTCATGTCCGTGATATATACTCCCCAACAAGTCCCGAATCAGTAGTTTCTTTTGCCCGCAGGCCGGTGTTACAACCATTTATGATAGGTAACGCTGTCCGGCGTCCATCCGGGGTAAAGCTCCCGCATGTAGTCCTGAAGCATACTATCCATTTCCCGATGCAGTCCCTTGTTACCGTTATCCAGTAAACTGTGGTGGTATCTGCATCCCAGCACGCCGTTTTGCTCTACGCCCAGCCCTAAGTGGCTGCGGGCTACGACGTGCATTATGTCCTTTGGTACAAGATCGCCCGGAAGTGCGTGCTCCATGTGGTACAGGTGGCGGCAGAAAAAGCAATCCTCGTCCCGTTCTATAATCTTCCGGCGGGTCTCCGAGTTAAACTCCAAGCGGCGTGACATCGTGCTTTTTCGCATACTGCACCATCATCCTTTCTATTTCTGCTGGCGGCAGCGTCTCGATATCCCACTCTTTACACTCCGACACAAGCCCTTCTATCAGGCGGGACATTTCCCGCGTGTTGTACTGGCTCGAGCCTTTAATCCGGTAAAATTTACAGTACCGCACGCCCTCAAACTCGACGATGATTCCGGTCGGTTTGTAATGCTCGTGCTTGTATCGGAGGTAATCTTCCGTCTCTGGTAAAAAGTGGATGATGCAGTTGCCGTCCTCGTCCTCCGCCAGCGTGCCATAACTGTCTAAGAGCTGGTTATGTAGCTCTTCATTGCTGGTCTGCAGGGCTTTCGCAAGCTCTCCCAGCAGCTTCCAGTAGTAGGCATTTGCATCGAGGCTGCGCTTATCGGAGTGTTTTTTCAGGATCACATCCAGCTGCCCATCTTTCTGCAGCTGCACCAGCTGTACCAGTGATGCGCCCTGTAGATTCAGAGTCAACCGGAGCTTTTTATCGATCGTCATGCCGATGTCGGCAATCTCCGCAATACACCTCATGCGCTTGCCTCCCTATCGGGCAAGCCTTTAAGCCTCTTGATGCAGTCTTTAATCTGCAAGTTACTTAGGCTCCCCAAATCGGACGCTTTGTATGTTTTCAGGACGGCTTTCGCACTGTATCCGGCGCGCTGCAGCTCTGCCTGCATCTGCCCGATCAGCTCTGCCCGCTGCTTATCTACCGGGGCTTCTGCCTGCTGCATAGTGGTTGGTGCTTTCGGATCATCGTATTTTGTCCGGTCTGCATCCCAGTAGACGTCTGCTCCGATGCCGAGCTGTTTGCAGGCTACAGAGATCGCATCCGTGGACGCCATCTTGTAACACTCGTCCGATACATAAACGCCGTCTTTCTGCCGCGCTGCGAACATACTCCCGCCGGTTCCAGCGATCGGCATCGACCACTCTCCGCCGATCTTTACATACAGTTCGATGTCCACAAATGCTGCGGTTTCGTCTCCGTGCGTTTCCAGCCATTTCCGAACTGGTTTGTAATACCAGCCAATTCCGCAGGGCCCGAACTGTTCCGTCAGGCGCTTAATACGCCACATCGGATTTATGTCGGTCTTGCCTTTCAGCCGCCCCGCGGTGATCGCCTTTTTCGCGCTTTCCGGGACGCTGCGGCAGGCGTCGTAGATTGTCATGTTTTCCATCAGATCATCTCCCAGTCGATTCCGACACTATCCAGATACATCTCAAAGGCTTCTTTCCCCTTTTTTGATAATGCCACTCTGTATTCATAGAGCTGCGTGTCCTCTTCGGCGTCCGGAGTAAGGCTTTCGATTACCTCCTGCGCGCCGGTTTCCCGTGCATGCTCTACAGCTGCCTGTTTCTCTTCTTCCAGCCGTCTACGCTGCGCTTCGAGGGCTTCCTCCGCCGCCAGGCGCTGTGCTTCCCGTTCTTCCAGTGCTTTCCGTTCGGCTTCCAGTTTCTCGCGTTCCTCCCTGCGGATACGTTCCAGCTCTTCCTCGCGCTGCCGCTCCTGCTCCTTTCGGAGGATTTCCGCTTTCTGGGCTTCGTAGGCGTTAATGCAGGAGATCGCTTCCGGCAAGCTTAAAGTCTGCTTGTATACGTCCAGCGCTTTAGATTCGGCATCCGAGTGCATCCCGTGGATGGTATCCAATGCAATCCGCGCTGCCGTCGCCTGTGCTACAACCTCTTCCCTGATTGCCTTTTCTTTTGTAGTGGCATTTTCCCATTTCGGGTTATAAATCCGCTCCAATGGAATAATATCCGCCAGATCACCGACCAGCTCCGTGTAAATGGCTTCGATCAACGCTTTTTTCTGCGCAATTCGATCTTCCTCAAAGGCTTTAACCTGTCCGTCAATCAAGGTGATCGGCTCGTCAAACAGGTTAATCAGCTCTTTTGCCTTCGGCTCAAAAGCATCCCAGGGAGCCATATATTTCTTTTTCGCGTCTCGGAGATTGTCGTTCAGCTCTTTCTTCTCCGCCCGGAGCTTTGCCAGCTCTTTCTTAGCGTACCCCTTGCTTTCCTCTGTAAAGATTGCGCCGTCATACTCTTTCAGGCGTTCCTTTATGTAACCTTCTACCTCTTCAAAGTTGCAGGATACTGTACCCTCCTGCTGGACAATAACTGCTCTTACTTCTTCCATTGCTTTTTCCTCATTTTTCTGTTATAATAAAGATGATCTCCACAAAAGATCATCCGATGCAGAGCCAATCCGCCAAGATCACAGCTCTGCATCATTTTTTTTGACCATTTCCCGCGCACAGATCAGAAACGCTGCCGCTGCAGTAACCGCCAGCGTCACCGGGAACCACTGCAGGTCTGTTGTCTCCCACAGGATCACTGCCGCTGTTAGGCAGTTTGTCCCGATTCCGAACATTAAATCTTCCATAGCTTGTCCACCTTACTTTCTTTCTCTCCCGAACATCTGTAAAATCTCGTCATCCGTAAAATGTAACACTCTGTCAAGCGCCCATATCTCTCCCAACCGGATTGTTTCGCCCTCTGCTTTCCGCTTTACGAGGGTGTTTCTGTTTATTATGTTCCGGCGGTCAAGGTCTTTCCCTGTCAGCCCGCTGCGTGCCAGTCCGACATTGATGACGCGCCGGACGGCTTCTTTGCGGTCCGCATACACCCCAAGTGCTTTTGTTTTCGGCATCTCTTTCACCTCCACATCCAATATAGATTTGATAAAATCAGCGCGGCCATCGTGATTTCCCACGCTATGCGCCATCTCTTTGTCTCCTGCTTTGCTTCTTCGATGACTTCTACTGCAAAGCTGTCTTCTCTTTCGTTAATATCCATACCTCCTATCTCTTGCTTCCTGCTTATCCCCGTCCTATACTGTACTCACAGGCTCCCGCCAGAGCCGAGTACAAAAGAAAGGAGCAATTCTATGCAGACAAATTCTGAAAAACTTCTAAATTTTATGAGAGAAAACCGAGAACGAAAAAATAATCACTTCCATGATGAAGATTTTTGCTCTTTTGGATTCCCTCCTGAATATTTAGAACGTTATCTGGATGATTTAGAACAAGCCGGATTCATCTCTGTGAATCGTCAGTGGGTTATAATGTCATACTCACTTCTCTAACGCTTCTCCAACAGCATCCTTAATAGTATCAAGGGTAGTGGATTGTTTTTTTGTCTCTGCCCTTGATATTAGGTTTCGTTCAGGCAAAAAACTGAAATCTCCAACGTCAAGCGAAAGATTTAATACCGGAGATTTTTCACAGCCTTCCGCTGAAAATGTAACACTGCGAACTCCCTGTGATATATTTACCCCGTCAATCCAGATTTCAACGCCCCGCTTCCCTGTCATTTCCATTCGGAATTTAGGGACACGGTCACATTCCCTATTTAAATACTCGCTCATTTCTCTCACCTCCCCTCTTCGCCGCTTACTGCTTTTTCTAAGTCTCTGCGAACCCGAAAAGCGTTCGCATTGGAAAGCAGCACTGCCCGATCTTCCTTCGGAAGAAGCAGGAGAATTGAAACAAATTCCTTGATTTCTTCCTGCTCATCCGCTGTTATTACGTCTTTCAACATGTTCACTTTTATCACCTCGCTTTGTATCTTATGACACAATTATACGTCCCATTGACACTCTTGTCAATAACTATTTTGTTGACAATGGCACTTTTTTCTGATATGATAAGTGTAAAGGCAGGAAGGTGGTGATAGATAATGAAAGAACGCTTGAAAATATTGAGATCAGAACTTGGATATACACAAGAAGAGTTTGCAAAACGACTGGGCTTAGCAAGAAACAGCATTGCAAATTATGAAATTGGGCGGCGCGAACCTACAAATGCTATCATATTCTCAATATGCAGAGAATTCGGCGTAAATGAAGACTGGATCAGGAATGGGAATGAACCGATGTACCTACCTGCAAGTGACAAACTGGAAGGATACCTCGGACAGATCTCAAAGGGCGACGACACCTTTATAAAGGACTTGATAGAGGTATATATGGAGCTTGACGAAACATCAAAGGAAGCGCTGCGGAAAATCGCCTATGCAATGGCAACAAAATATAAGGAAAGGGAGCAACCTTGAAAGCTGCTCCCACCCCTTACTTTTCGATGAAAACTTTAACAAATGAATATATCTTTTTTAAAAAGACCTCATTGTTAATCTCATCGACCATATTTTTAATGAGCTGTTTGTAGTCCATCGTGCATCCCTCCCAACACGAACATTTGTTTGATTATATATTAACACAAGGTAATATATATTTCAACAGATGCGTACAGGGAAACGCGGTGAAGCGTCGAACCTACGCGGCAAAAAACGACAGACTGCGCAGGTTTTGACAGAATGTTACACATGGTTATATCGCTGCGGCGATTAACAAACAAAATATCATATGAGGAGGATAAGAAAATGGCACTTATCAAATGCCCCGAATGCGGGAAAGAATACTCAGAAAAGGCAGCTACATGTCCAAACTGCGGAGCGCCAAACGATTTATTAAATGGGAGCCAGCAGAATTTGAACGACCAGCTCCAGACGAGCGATACCACAAAAAAAACAAACACAGGGTTGAGCATAGCTGCTTTTGTTGTTTCACTTTTTAGTTTAATATTTGCACCTTTATCCATAATCTCGATTATTTTAATTATAATCGACGCTGTTAAGAATAAAAACAAAAAGCGCAAGAAGGGGCTTTGGATTGCCGCACTTGTTATATCAATCATTATGATCATAACTCTTTTTGTTCCGAAATCGGATAGCAACGATGCAGAACAGCCCACAGTCGTGCAAGAAAATTCAAATAGCGACGTATCAGAAGGAGCCGATCCAATCGAAACGGAAATTCCGAAAGAATATATTGAGGTAACTGCGGATGACCTCGTTGATGCTCTGAACAGCAACGCGATGAAAGCACAGAATGATTACCTTGATAAATATCTGCAAATCACTGGAACATTAGGCACAATCGACAGCTCCGGGAAATATATCTCGATTGATTCGGAACAGTTTTCGTTGGCAACAATCCAATGTTACATGACTTCCGAGGCACAAAAAGAAGTGATTATGAATATGAAAAAGGGCGACCCTATCACAGTAAAAGGGTATTGTAAAGATATGGGAGAAATCCTTGGATACCAGATAGATATTGAAGAAATAACAAATTAAAAAATAAAAAGCCCCGATGCTGGTAACACCAGGGCAATCAAGAAAACTATACAGCACATGAGGTGGTGGTATGTTTTCCCTCGCAAGAAAAGTATATCACAGCCTCCTACACCTGTATAGGTGTATTTTTTATACCTAAAAGGAGGATTAACTATGGCAACAGCAAAAAAACTCCCGTCTGGATCATGGAGATGCCGTGTTTACGACTACACAGACGAAAACGGGAAAAAACACTATAAATCATTCACGTCTGACAATCCAAAGCCCGCAGGAAAGAGAGAGGCTGAGGCTGCCGCCGCTGCCTATGCAGTTTCAAAAAAAACTGCTGCTCCGCGTTCCTTAACTTTCCAGGCAGCCCTTGAGGCCTACATCGAAAAAAGGTCTGTCGTGCTGTCCCCTTCCAGCGTCCGGGAATATAAACGCGCCAGGAAAAATTATAAGGACTTGAAAGATATCCGAATAGATGACATAACCCAGGAGGATATCCAGAAGCATGTCAATGCGTTTAATGAGGGACACTCCCCGAAGAGCGTCCGGGATAACCACGCTCTGATCAGTGCCGTACTGAGGGAGACACGCCCTGATTTTGCGCTCAACACCGTTCTCCCGCAGAAGGTTCGACCGCAGCTCTATGTCCCAACAGATGATGATATAAAAAAGGTTATGGAGGCAGCCAAAGGGACAGAAATGGAAATCCCAATCCTACTGGCAGCCTTCGGCCCCATGAGGCGCGGGGAAATCTGTGCGCTTGACCGAAGTGATATAGCTGGGACACGCGTCCATGTGCACCGCAACATGGTTCTAGATGAAAACAGAAAGTACATTATCAAATCCCCAAAATCATATGCTGGAGACCGTTTTATAGATTTTCCCTCCTTTATTACGGACCAGATTCCAAAAGGCAACGGCAGAGTGACGGAACTCAACCCGAATATGATCACCCAACGATTTAACCACGTCCTAAAGCATGCTGGAGTGCCGCACTTCCGATTCCACGATTGCCGGCATTACTGCGCGTCTATCATGCACGCAATCGGGGTTCCAGATGCTTATATTATGGAGCGCGGCGGCTGGGGGAATGATGGGACATTAAAAAACGTCTACCGCCATGCGATGGAAGACCAGCGCGAAAAGATGTCAAATAAGACCAACGGTCATTTTGACGCGATGTTCAATTCTCTGTAAGCATGTCATATTTCGTGTCATACTGTTGTTTATTTTAATATTTTAACGTACATATATATACTTTTAATAATATTACTATATATCCAAGAAATGCTTTAAAATCAGCATTCCCAGCAAATAAAGGAATTTCAAAGCATTATGCAAACCAGTTCAAGTCTTGTCACTCCGACTAAAAGAACCTTGAGAGATCAAGGTTCTTTTTGCTTTGTGTCATATTTCGTGTCATACATCATCAAAAAATAAAAAGCTGGGAGGACTTTGCTTGCCCTCTCAGCTTATGTCTTTATTCTGGTTTTCTTTTATTCGCCACTTTTCAAAATCTCCGTTTTTTACTGCTTCTTCCGCTTCAGCAAATAGTAAAAGTTAGATAAAAAAGAAGGGGCAGCTTTTCGGCTGTCCCTAACTTTTAAAATTCATCGATCATCGGGCAATCGTGATGATCCATCTCTTTTAGATCATCTATGCTCACATAGTACTTTATGAGCGCGTATGCAATGTCTCTTTTTCCTGGTGCAGCGTTCAGGTCAAAAGTAAATGGCATCTTCCGGAGCGCATCGTTGTATGCCGCTGAAAAGATCATGTATGCCCGCGTATGTAGTTTTGCCGGTCTCTCGCCGGATTTCTGATTCCGGTAATCCTCTGCGATTCCTTTCCAGCTCAAATCCTCCGGAATCTCTGAAGTAATATATACGCGCTCCGCGTAATCATCAGGGAGTTTTTCTACCTCGATGTATGCATATTTCCGCCGCCCGTTTTTCTCGTATCTAAATACGATATCCTCAATATACGGGAGTGCGGTATATTTCACTCCGTTTTGCTTCAAGACCTCTTCAAAAGGTCCATCGATGACCTGATATATTACCTCTACACCATAATGATTAAATTTTTCCATTTTTTCTTCTCCTTTTTCATTTTCTTTTTCCAGCCGATCCAGTTCAGCATCATTTGTTCTTCTGCTACTTCAATTTTTGTTATACCTTAAAACTGGATCATAGCTTGCTATCCTGTCGATATCTACTATTACAATCTGCCCTTTTCTCATTGTAAACCAAATAAGCATTGCACCCTTTATTTTTCGGTCAATCCCTTGTTTGCTCTTTAATGGTATAAGCATATTTTTCCCGACAATTGCGATGTTGCACCCGCGGTTAAAAAATCCCTTTAATATATCGTAAAATAATTTTATCTGCAAACCTTCTTCTTCATTTACGACATATATCCGGTTTAAATTACCAGGCTTCTTCGCATTATAAGAGCATCCCATTGGATAACCCTTTCGTTCTTTTTCCTTCAACCATTTTTCTTTTGTCATGCCTGATCTGGGCGGCATACTTATAGACTTTTCTCTCCAGTCTTTCATCCCGAGTTCTCTATAAAGTTCCGGAGAATCCATGAGAAAAAATTTTACAATATCCTGATCTTCCTTTTTAATTTTGCGAATATTATTTTTTATAACATCCGCAAAGAACATATGATCTTCTGGTGTTTCCAGTCTTTCAAAATATTCGTCTATATCCGCATCAGTCAACTTTTGTACGTTTCTGCAGAAAAACGTTAAATAATTGTTGCTAAAAACCAGCTTGCTTTTTACCGGTTTCTGCATGGATACAATCCATGAATAATAGTCCATCATACGATATTTCGTATTAAAATAGATCATCCTTTCGTTGCGGATTTCCCTTATTATTTTCCCGCCCGGAGAAACAAATATATAAATTCCGGGACGTGGTTTATATGCTCTCAGCGCAATATCTTCCAGATTTTCAGCGCCTATATCTTCAATGGCTTCCAGCATATCATTTCCCCTTTATATTAACTCAATTTTTGTTATTTTCACAAGTGTGTCCAATGGATTCTCTTTCTTCTCTATGATATCAAATTCGTAGTTGATCCATTGGTCATTTGTTATTTCGTGCGAATATGATCCGTAAGAACCAGACTCCTCATCATCCGGTGCTTCGCCCTCTCCGTCCCAGACATCGTTCAGTTCTACAATTTCTCCAACTTCAACCTCTGGAAGATAATCAACTTCAAAATCACCGGTTTCTTTTGCGATTTCGTACGCTTTTTTCACTGTCTCATTCATTTCGAGCTCTCCTTATCTGCTTTCTTGTTTTTACTCAATTTTTGTACCATCTGGGAATTCAAAACCAGAATAGTATTTTGCCCCTATGGCTTTCGCCATATTTTGGAAGTCCTCGTCGGAAAACTTCCCTGTTTTTAAACGTTGGGAAAATGCGGACTGTGATAATCCTATTCGCTTTCCAAGTTCCGTTTTGCTGATTTCAGCCGCGGAGCACGCCATGTTTACTTTTTGCTGGATTGTTAAAATTTTTACCGCCTCCTTATTATTTATTAGGTTTTCCTTATATCTTATTATATAATACTTCTGATTTTTGTCAACATGTATTTGAAACTTTTTTTGATAAAAAAACAGAGCTCATAAGAGCCCTGCTTTTCGGTGTTGTTTTCCTGTATGTCTTTGGTCGGAAAATTTACTCTTTCCTCCACTTTTTTGTTTTCCCATCCCATTTAAAACCGCGTTCTTTCAGTTCTGCACGGATGCCATACGTCTGTCCCGAGACAGCTTTAACCTTGTCCCAGTTGATACCAAACGTGTCTCCATCCTCTGCGCCAGCATTTAACTTATATGTAAGATACTGCGTTTTATTTGTTTTAGATGTCTTTTCGCGTTTTTCAGGAGTAGCATAGTCAAAAGATAACTCCCCGGTACGATCATCAGCAGATGCCTGCAAAATCTCGTTCTTGTAATAAGACCCGTAATACCCGCGTGATTCTCTATATACTGCTTCTATTTCCCTGGGCTCTGCAGATGGATCGATGATCCCCCCCCTCTATTTTTTTCGCACTTCCGGCTGCGTTTAAAGCAGCTCCGCGACCGCCAAAAAATTGTAAGTCTACTTTCATTTTGTCCTCCCTCTTTTTAGTTGACATCTGCTCGTCTACTTTACGAGATTATCTTCTGCGGATTCGTTTGTTCGCTCGGTTGGCTTTTCTTGCATTACGCGATCCTTGCACAAACGTTTTGTCACTTGCATACGCTCTGTCTAAAAACGTATCCATTTCTTTTCGGTATGCTGCATGTTTTTTTTCGTCTGCTCTTTTCATTGCTGCGGTTACTGGTGCCGTTTTTGCCCCATTGGATTCTACCCGGCGTTTGAACTCTGCTGGTGTCATGTTTTGTGGAGTTGGCTCAGCCATTCCTCCCATCCCCGCCGATTTTTCCCAAACCGCTGCTTCCTCCACGTCCTCCGAAAAACTGTAAATTTATCACCATGCCGCCACCTCCGCAACGTTAAATTTATCGCTAAACGGCTTTATCCTGATTATATCACCTTTGCAATCGTCTGGTACAGATCCATAAAAGATAATCTTATCAGGACATAGCCGCTTCATCATTTCATCATAGCCTGCGGCCGGGAGGACTTTGAATGTTCTCTCGGCCTATATCTTTATTCCAAGATCTTAACCTTATGGACAATCCCATTAATTCCCATCGCCGCAAACTGCTGCCGGATAACCTCTGCCTGCTCGCGTGTCCATACATCAGCTACGGATACTGTATAAATCACTCCCGGCTCTTCCGCAGGCTGCGACCATGCCGCAGGATCATCATATGCCATGTCAAGGTCTACATCTCCCTTGATGCCTGGAACCTCTCCACAGCTCGTGTACTGCCATCCAGATATGTTTCCGTCAACATCGGGCTTGTATTCCTGATCCGGCTCGTCATCAAACTGCATCGTTCGATAACCTTTGTAGTATCGAGCCACCCACAGCCGTGTCCCAGCAAACGCGTCAAAGTCCAGCCAGCGCTCCTTATAAACATACAGCCCGATATATAGCCCAAATCCGTAACCCGCCGTCGTGATGACTTCCTGTGCCGCTCTGATGCACTTTGTCAGTTTTTTAATGCCCAACGGATGCAACACATCTTTGTCCTCTACATCCCACCAGACCATTGTTCCGGTAAGCCCGTGAGACTGTAATAATTCTACGACCTGCTGAGCTTCTCCACGCGCCGTTTCCGGCGTGGCTGCGTAGGTGTACTTATATACAGACAATGGTATATTGTGCTTTCGGCAGCCTTCCAGATTTGCAGCAAACTGATGATCTTCCTTGCCCGATCGGCGCACACTGCGCAAGATTGCGAATGCAACTTTTGACGCTGCAACCTGTGCCCAGTCTATCACGCCTTGATTATCCGAAACGTCAATTCCTTTCCACATTTGCATTACCTCACAACAAAATTCTCCCACTTCTTGTATGCATCCACATACGTTTCCTGCTTGTCCCCATTATGCGTGATTTCGTAATACATACCGTCAGAAACAGTTGTGCTCAACAGCGCTTTATGGTTCTGAAGCGTCTTGCAGTACCAAACCACATATACATCATCCTGTGTAATCTGCTTCTGGTCGGTTTTGTCCGCATGGCTGTTGAAATAGTCAACGACAATCTGCTTACTCTTTTCTAAAAATTCTTTGCTTCCCATACTTTCAATCCTCCGTATCATGCAAACATCCAATCTTCCGCTAACATATCAGCCTGTGACGCAAGCCATCCCATCTGAACACCAGATGTCCCGATAAATGCAACAGCCATATTTCCAATAGCTTCATGCTCGCAGTTGACGATAGTTCCGTCCGCCGCCGTATAACTGATGTTCTTTGCGAGTGCAATGCACTGATTTTTCCCGTTCCAACCTGCTCTCTTAACTTTTATTCCACGTTTCATGTACTTGATTGCAGTACCAAAATCAAACATAGCCTCCCCACCGAGGACTGGAGTCTTCCCTTTTTCTGCAACTTCCCACTCATCAGAAAGAATATTCTCAATCGTATATTCCACTCGCTGAGTTTCCCTAATATCGAGTAAATCCTTCCCCGTCTCAGAGTCAATCTTTCTGCACTTCATCATGATCGTTTTCTTTTCTTCATCCCAATACCAATATCCGCCCCATGACGGAAGCTTTACAGGGATTCCTGTTTTCATAATTTTAAATGCGTCTGAAAATTTCATATTCTACCTCTTTCCTTTTAATAGGGCGACCGAAGCCGCCCCAGAATCACGCTTAACCCCGCGCCGGGAGATAATCGGATCACCTTATCCTTCCTGTACTTCTTTCCATACACTATCTGTTCCTACAGCTCCAGGCTCCCATACATTGTTATCGACAAGCGATTCCCAGACCTTACTGTTGTGTTTTACCTTATCGCCTTTTTTATATCCGTTTGTGCTTCCAGGCTGCTCCCAGTCCGGGATAACACCAGGATCAGGGATGAGTACCTTTGCAAACAGGGACGGTGCCGCTTCCGGGGTCCACTGCTCCTGTTTATCGTGGTCAGACAGGACATTGTACAGCACTTTATTATAAGTGCACCGCTGCCCTTTTGTCAGATGTGTTCCGTCCTTCAGTGCTTCCCATTCAGGGTACAGCGACGGCACGAGCAAAGCCTGTGCATCCGTGTTATCCACAGCGCTGATTTTAGCCTGCTCTAGCATTGCCAGGAGATTTTCTTTCGCTTTTTCCGTAAACATATCATTTGTCCTCCAAAATACCGTTGATTTCATTGATGCCGGACGTGATGCTGGAAACATCGTTTTCCAGCTTTGTGACTTTATCAGTCAGTCCATCCGGCAGCCCTGCTTCTTCAACTTTTTCCATATGCACCGTACATACAGCCACATGGGATTCCACAAACCCGCTTTCTGTGGTTGCGTCCTCCTGCTCGTAATTGATGGATGCTATCACGTCAGGCGTATATTCCATCCCCGCAAATCTTTTGAATCCTGCATACCCGCATATTAAGTCGAGCCCGATATAATATCGCATCACAGCCGTATTTGCAGCATCTGAAAACATATCTATAATATTTTTCACATCGCTGCTTTTTATAGAGATTTGTAATGATTTCCCGCTTTGGACAATTCCATCAATCTCCAATTCTTTCCCAGATTTAAATACGATTTTTCTCATATTCTTACCTCTTTTCTGTTAGTATTTTAGGTTTTTTCTACATATCCCCGTAAAAATACACTGTGCCGGTTAATCCTACCCCTCGGTTCTCAACAGAGTTTGCTGGTCCGTTTTGAGACTTCTTGCCTGCACATCCGGTAATTGTAATAGTCCCAGTTGATGCATCATATCCCAAGGCAGGTGAACAAGTGGCAACAGGATCATAAGCTGTCCTACCTCCATAGTCGCTATCTCTATGCGAGCTTGATGTTGTGGCATTTGTAACTACAAAAGCAAAATCCTCTGCAGTCAATTTTTCATAGCCGGATATCTGCCTGGCAACAGAAAACGATCCATTTCCAACCCCTGATTTAATAACATGCCGATCTGTCTTACCCAATTTTTTTGTTACTGTATCAGCACCAGTGGAGTATGTAATATAAACCCCGTCCTCTCTAGCGTCCATGCCTTTGATCGCACCATTGTCGTTGAGTGAATCAATATTGGTCTTTGCATTCGCAAATCCGTTTGCGATTCGCTGTTCTAGGTCGTTCATGTTTTTAGTGTTAAACGCATCGCCCTCCTGCGATACCTGCCCCTCACTGCGGGAAACGTCATACGTTGTTGATTCTCCGTTTGCAACGTTTCTCAGAAGCCGACGTCCTGCAAATTCCACAAGGCGGGCTTTCCATTCTTTCGGAGTAAACCACGTTTCTGCCATTATAAAATCCCTATTCCTTCCCCGGCGTAGATTTCATCGCCGCAATAATAATAACTGCCCATAACTCTGTCATAGACATATTTGACATCGTGCAAGATCCGTTCTATGGCGTTCCATTTTTGATAAGTAGTCAGCGGCGGGTCTGGTGTGGCAGGTGTATCTTTCAGAGCACTCCACGCTTCACGGATCCGCTGCACGTTGTCGCGGATCCGTTTAAAATCACTTGCTCGCGGAACCTGATCCGCCCCCCACATCTTTACCGTCACGCTTACCGCCAAAGTTTCAGCGATCTCACGGATGTTACTTTCAATCCGGTTCAAATCCGCTACATTCAACGCTCCCTTCATTCCGGCAGCCCATTCTATTTTTTCTTCTTCGGAGATTGTCCCTGCAGCGTATTTATCATTCAAAACCTTTACACGTTCAACGTCCGCCTGCGTTCGGTCATACACCCATTCCATCAGAAAATCCCTACCTCCTCATCAGCATACAGCTCGCCGGAATAATACTCTTCTGTTGTTATTTTATAATATCCACGGCATTTTGCCGTACCCACAAATCCACCTGTAAGGTCAACACTAAGGGATTCTATACAGGCAACAAAATTTCCGTGCATTTTCAAGGTATTTTCAACCTCCGCCCAGTCCCCCGCTTTTTCCTCTGCGGACAAATGACGTGTCTGGATGATCTGCTGGAGTTGGTAATAATCCAGGATATTGTCTGCAACCTTCTGTGCGCTTTCGTAATTTAAAAGCGTTCCGGAAAATGTTTTCGTGTTCCGCACTTCACCGGACTTTATATGCTCGATTCTGGACAGTGTAGCCAGCTCTGTACCAACATATTTGTGCCCCGTGATCGTGACCTCTGCACGGGAGTTTTCAGCGATTTCCAGCACAACATAGTACGGCATTTGTTTAACAATCCTTCCAGCAGATGCGCTCATGTTCGCTGCCGGGCTTGTGAGCTGAATTGTATGTATCCCAGGATCGTATGTGCCTTTCGTAATCTCGCTTTCCGCCGCGTCCAACACCCACGTTTTATATTTTACGCTTACGTCTGACACATAAGGATCTGCCTTTAACGTCGTGGAAAATTTCCGGCTGCGCGGAATCGTTGTCGATATTTTTCTGGTCGATTTTCGTATTTCGATTCCAGACCGGCGGGATGTGTTCATAATCGCAGCGCAAGCGAACAATACCTCACGCAGAGCTTTTTGACAGGTCTGGATTTTAAGCGTGCCATACAGGGGCGTTTTCGCCACCTCTTCCTCTACTGTATAATCTTCAATCCCTGCCGCTGTCATAATCTCTTCGATCACACTTCCCGCCGTTTCTCCGTCGTATATCCGCCCGTCTTTAAAATCCACATTAGCAAGCATCCCTTTGTAGTCAATCGCCGATATTTGTGTGACGTTTTTTGCGGTACTGTTAGATTCCATGAAAAACACGCCCAGCGGCATCTTCACGCCGTCAACGATTTCATAGGGTAACATTCTCTGCTTTTTCTGCAATGTTTTGTGCAACCCGTCGATTTTGCCAATATTAAAATCATCATCAGGGTCAACAAAGTCAAACGTAAGCTTGTCCGTCTTGACCTGATTACTGATAGGGTCTGTGTCATTTACAAGCTTCGCGCTTTTTATGACATCGGGGCCCCAGATAAACGTTGTGCCATACTCGAGATAGTTTAACTTTACATTGTGCCACGGTAGGGCACGTACAAATCGGATTTCAATGCGTCCGTATTCCTCCACCTGGTTTTCGGCAAAATAATTCAGTTTGTCCGGAAAGAAACGTTTTTGCGATTTATATGTACCGCCGAGGTCGTACCATGTCACTTCCATCTCCAGCGGGAATGTTTCCGAAAAATGAAAAGTCAGCCCGATAGAGGTATGATTTTCGGTAAAATCTATTCTGATTACAGGCTGTTTTTTGAAAATTCCATCTGCGCCCGCTTGCACATCCGAAAAAAATGGGATGTCCGTCGGCGTGTCTGGCATTTCGCTAAGACTCCCATCCAACACGAAAAAATTATGTTCCAGTGTAGCGTATTTTGGTGGGCTGCCTTTTGACTTAAACAGCCCCATATCCCCAAAAGCAGCATTGCTCTCTGTGCTTTCTTTTGCATCAGGCAGAGCAGTCGTGTCATACAGATTGTATTCGACATAAAATTCTGTTTTCATCATGGTCTCCTTGCCGGTTCTTTCGCCGTAAACTTGCAGGTAAACCCTTTATAATCAGCGCTATCCTGTGTTATCTTCTCGTATTCATCAGAGACGCTGGATATATAAGCTGTGTATTCGTAATAACCAGGATCTGACGGCAGCGAAATAATATGGAATGGGACGGGCTCTGTAACCTTATCCCAGAAACGTTTATATACGCCATCCGGGAACGAGCTGCTCTTCCCGACCGACATTGTGTAGTTAAAATACACGCCTATCAATTCACGCTGGAGCTCTCCCGTTTCAACTCTTTCGGCGAATTTGTCGAGGAAATCCGCGTTTCTTTTTATGGACACGATGGGGATGTTAAAATACTCCCCATCTATGTATATGCCGCGTGTAAAAATCATCCTCCGATCACCTCCAGATCATATCCTTGCCTGCTTGCTTCCGATAAGAAATCCTGCAGTGTAGCTTGCGCCAGATCTACCCCGTTTACCTGCAAGACAATTTTCGCCGTTCTAAATCCGCCGCCGCTCTCTGCCATTACCTCCGATACAGCTTGTTTGATTGTGCCTATCGGCGCTTCGATGTTGGTCTGCCCTGCCCGCTGGTCGCCCAGAATCGCCAGGAACGGGTTGCCGCCACGGATTACCGAGCCAGATGCAAGCGCCGGGATATCCCGCAGGGTACGAGATGCAAAGCTTTCGTTTATGGCATACGGCTGCGTGGACATTGTTCGCGGCTTCGATGATCCGCCACCAGTAAATGCGTTTTTGATACCGCTGCCGATGTTCTTGATTTCCTCTATAACGCCTGCAATCATGTCGCTAACCCATGTAAAGAAGCCGGACAAGAACGCCTTTATAGAATCCACGACGCCTTCTACTTTGGTTTTAAAAATCGTGAAGATTTCCTGCGCGGTATTCCATGCGCCCTTCCAGTCTCCATCAATCAGCTGCTTAACAACTTTTACAAACAGACGAAATACAGTTTTCATGATGTCAATAATACTTTTTATCTTATTCCAGAAATCGTTGAACGTATCCCGAGCAACCGCCCACGCCTCTTTCCAAAATTCTAAACAATCGTTTATAAAAGTCATAAAGGTTGTAAAACCATCAACAATCGTCTTAATTCCAAGTATAATAAACTCTAACAGCACCCCTAATCCTTGCACCAAGAATGGCACTGCGTAGGTCATAATCCAGTCAACAATCGGTTGCAAAATACTCTCCCAAAAAGATTTTAAAATATCCGCAACCAACCCAACTCCTCTTATTATAGCTTCCCAAGCCGGCAGAAAAGACTGCGTAAGAAGCTCTGATATTCTAGTCCCGATTCTGTCGATAACTGGCTGAATGTGTGTATTCCATGCGGTTAAAAAATGGTTGACAACCTCTGAAAGCCCGCTCGTTATACTATCAAATAATGGCTTGATATGAGCGTCGTACATTGCATTCAGGCTATCAAACGCTTTATCTACAGCCGTCTTAAATCCTTCCAGCACGGTTGCTGCGCCGCCTAGTAACCCCTCCAGTGCAGTCTTGAACCCGTCAGCGTTTTCTGTAAACGGTACAATGAGCATTTGTAAAAAGTCCCGCCCCAGTTTAAGCGCAAGTTCAGTCAGCCCCATAGCTGCATCCGCAATGCTTCCTATCAGCGCCGATACAAAGCGGATCCCGTTTTCGCTTGCAAATGCTTCAAATACATAGGCTATACTCCGGAATAAATCAGCCAGAAGAAGGTTTATGTCTGCCCCCACGTTAAATGCGGATATCAGGAATTTTTTTATCCGGTCGGTATTGTTTTCAAGATAGTCCCCCATCCCGCCGATTAAAGCCGCCGCCAGAGTAAGCCCTATACTCGCCATTGAGCCGGTAAAGGAACCCAACATATACATAAAAGTTTTAAGGAAGTTGTCAGCAGCCCCTATAACCGCAGGGTCCGACCATATCTCTATCCATGCATCACGGATTTGCTGAAGCCCATTTTTGATAATATCTAAGCGGTATTCAAAATCACCCAAGCCATCCCAGAAGCCTTCCGCAAAAGCATCTTTTAACTCTTTTACATAGTCAAGAATAGGTTTCAGCTTCTCCAAGATCCCATCAAGCCAAGACTTCACTCCTGCATCAACAGGGACTTCCTCGAACATGTCTTTCGGCTGCGTTCCGCCTCCACCGCCGCCGGAATCATCCTGCTTTTGCAACACATCCAGGTCATCAAACTTTGCCAAAGCTCCGGCTGCCTTTTTTGCCGCAGCTGCTGTTCCATTCAGGGAATCGTTGTAAGAATCCTGTATCTTTTTCGCTCGGATGAACGTGCTTTTCCCGCCAAGGATGGCAATAAACTGCGCCACATATGTTATTGCCCGCGCTATTCCGTTTATAAGCGCATTGAGATACGGAATTACCATCTGGACAATTGGCGCAAAGGCAGCAGCAAACGCATTCCCAAATGTAGCCAGTGAATTTTTTAGAGACTGAAATGAATTTGCCAACGGAGCAGAATACTTTGCAAGGTTTGAAAACCCCTTTTGCATTCCAGCTACCATTGCATTAAATGCTTTTGTAATCCAGTTGAATATCAACAGCGATAATGCGATTCCTTTCAGCCTTGACGCAAAGGTGCCGAACAGCCCCGCGCTTTTTTTCGCGCCGGACGAAGCTGTTTTAAATGCTTTATCGGCAGAACGCTTCATCCGATCGAATTCTTTTTTGATGGGCTTCTGCTTCGCGTTAAGTTCTGCCAGCCTGCGCTTTGAAACATCTATGTTCCCAGCAAGCTGTGACGCCTTTACAGACATCTTCTGAAATTCTTCTGTATCTTTTGGGGATACAAACGCGTTACCGGATGCTTTCTCCGCGTTTATTTTTTCCTTGATTTCATCTACTTTTTGAGCCGCTTCATCCAGTTGAGCCTTGTCCACCTTCGGGGTATACGCCTTTCCACTGTTCTCCATCTGCTGAAGCTTTTCTTTCAGATCATCTACACGGTCGGATGCGGCTGCAACCTGTTCATTTAGTACGTCCCATGCGCCGCCGGTTTGATGTACCCCCATGTTTTCCCAGTCTGTCTGACGTGCTACAAGCTTAGACAGCTCTCCTTGCGCCGCAACGAGGTCTTTCTGTAAAGCTTTATACTCAGACGTTGCCGCCCCCTTTTGTGACATACGGGCCTGCAGTTTTGAATACTCGGATTCTGCCTTTTCTAACTCTCTTTGTAATTCTGCAAATTTTTCTGTCGGGATTTTCTTTTGCGAAAATTCTTCCATTTTGCGATTGAGAGAATCTAAAGCCGCGCTGTCTTTTTTTATGGCATTAGACACGCGCATCATCTGGCTGTTTAAATCTTTTGTTTCAATTTTTGTGTTTATCCGTATCGAACCGTCATATTTCGGCATATCAGCCTCCTACCTTGATCCATTTCATAAAAGCGTCAACGTCTTCCTGTTCCTCTTCTGTCAGTTCCTCTTCCCGCTCTATTGCAAATATTTGTTTCTGCTCCTGCAATGCCTGTTTTGCACGCGTGTCCATCTTAGGGTCTATTTTCTGCTGCCGGATGGCTATGACGTTCGTGTATGCGCATTCACCGAGCGTGGACAGCAGTCCCATGAACGCCCAGTAGTGCATGTCAGACCGGTTCAGGTCGATTCCGTACTTCTCCAGAAATGCTGAATAGATGCGCCACTGGTCTATGTCAAAATCTGTTACCGGAACTTTGTCCTCATCCTTCGGGCGGTTGTCGGTATACCACCCGCTCAGAAACCACCTAAGGCCATCCACGGCAGTTTTTAAATCGGGTAAAGAAGAAGGGCTGCCGTCCCCATCCTCTGACGGATACAGCAGCCCCAGCGCTACAGCCAACCTTTCATCGTCTGACAGGTCCGGATCTTGCAAAGCCTGTGAAATCTGGATCCCTGTCTGGAAGGCTTCGTCTATGCGGAAACCCTCATATTCTGTTGGGAATTTATCAAGCAGCACATTCCACATTTAATTGCTTCGCGCCCCTTTCCTGTTCGGGCTGTATTTGCTTGTGATTTTCTGATTTCGTTCGGTGGCGAAGCCCTGAAGAATCGGTATGATCTGGTCTAAAAAGTCCGCGATAAGCTCCATTCCCGGGGATTCCACGTCAGGGAACACCTTTTTGCAACACCCGCTCCCAAACAGAGAATCCAACTCAGCGCAGGCCTCTTTGCATAAAGCGTCATACGCTCCGAAGCGTTCCGTGAAATCACCGGAAGAATCATTAGCAATCCTATCGGCTTCCTCGTTTTTTGCATTCAGCCATGCCACAAAATCGTCAAAACGCTTAAAAAAACTGTTGTCAGAGATGTTGACCGCAATATAATCGCCGTTGTCGTTGACCTCAATGCGTTTGACGCCACTGTCTACTCGTAAACTTGCTGCTCCCATCTTGTCCTCCTTATTCCGTTAAAGCCCTGTCAGACGCGGGCGTCGCCGTGAATTTTCTTGTGGTTACGTTAAACGTTCCAGCTTCTCCGTCACCTCTGCCACCCAGAGTCAGTGTATCTGTCACGTTTGACCCTGCATCGCCACCTGTGCCACCTACACTCACAACGCAGCGACGGCGGACTGCCGGATATTCAGGTCCAGCGCCGGAAACTCTCACGCGGACATAGGATGTTATGGCATCAGCTCCGACGGGCAGCGTGTCTATCATCTTGTTAAACCAGTCTGTAAGATCCTGATCCTCTTCGTCTACGTTCTGCCTTTCAACTTCGATGGACGGCGTATAGGATTTAAGGTCCGTAGATCCGTTTTCCTGATTGATGTACTGTACCGTCTCCGTCTCGGGGTTCATTTCCTCCGTTAAAGAGGTAATACCCGTTCCCAGAAGCCGGTAGTCTGCCGCTGTCCCCTCAGAGGTCGTGTCCATTTTTACATCGACAAAATGTCTCAACAAATGTCTTTTCATTGCTTTTTTCCTTTCTTAAATTTCAGGCTCGATAACATTTTTATAAAAAACCGTAACCGGTAGAACCCAGTCCTGCACGCCATTCTCCTGCGGCTGTGTCCCATATGCGTTTCCGCGTGTTACCCGCTCAACCCTCCGCCCTGCGGTCAGATCTGGGTATACCGCTTTTTCGTACTCTTTCCCTTCAATCCCGGAGGGTTCGTGGCAAAGCCAGCGACCCAGCGTATCCAGGAATTCCAGAATAGTAATTTTCTGTCGTTCCCTTGCTCCCGTGGTCGAACGGTATACTACAAAGCAGGGATACCGGCATTCCTGATATATCCGCCCGAGTATATCTTCTTTTTCTGTATACACCAGCGCCCCGGAATCATTGGAAAACGCAATGCCATCCTCAGACCCGAGCTCTTCGAATTTAATTACTTCATCCGGATACAGCCCCGGAAACTGGTTAAGCAGCGACTTCATTGCCGCCGTCAAAACATCATAGCCGGTAGCATCATTCCCGATAGGTTCAGCCATTTTCCTCCACCTACTTCCCTAAGATTTCAAAATGCGGAATTATCGCATATGGTCCGCCCACTGACGATATAAGATAAACAAAATCCTTTTCGGTATTCATAAACGCGTAAAACCCTTCATATCGCCTGTCCGTATAATCTGCATCGTTCACAGGACTGTCCCCGTCCCATGCTCCTACCATAAAAAAATCTGTAGACGGATTAAATGTAATGCTGTCGGGCAACAAATCGTTGACCTGTCTGTTCCATTCCTTCGGCGGAAGCCACGGCAATTCTTTTCCGACGGTATCAACAATAATTTTTCTCCCGTTCTTGACCCCGAACGGGATATGTAACTGTGCGTTATCTGTACTGTCTGGACCGTACAGCTTCATAATCTGCCCCCGGTCAGTCTCCAGATGCACGCCGGAAAGCACATGAGGATACCAGATGGCGGCGGTGCTGGATTCGTAAAAATTGAATATTGTCACTATCGCATCATTCATCGGTATCCCTCATTTCACAAAGAGCTTCGTTAAATTTATCCGTAAACGCCCGGATTCTCACGATATTTCCCATGCATTCCTCTGGCACAGAACCGTAAAAGATGATCGTCTCCGGCTGCAACCGCCTCACCATTTCTTCATACCCTGCCAAAAACAGCGCCTTTTTTTCCTTGCTGTTCATGCAGCCAACAGAAGATACCGCCACCGTTCCACCCTCTGGCTCCCCATCGAAACACCAGTCATAAGAATCCGGTGTGCTCCATGAGATTGTTGGAATCACACGGCAACCATATTCTTGCAGATATGCACCTATCCAGTGCTTGCGATAATGGTTGTATATCTGGATAGCTTTCGGAAAATCGGTGTAGTTGCTGAAATCCGGTGTCAGAATGTACCGGAATTTGCTCAGTTTGTCCACGTACCTGTCTGGATTTCTCCATAGTGCGTCAAATTGGTAATCATCTAAGAAGAAATGAACAGCTTTCTCTTCTGAATTATTGCATTTTCCTCTGGCATAATTAAAACCGACAAATTCGCAGTTACCCTCGAATGTCTCAGGTTTTATCTGTGGTATACCGTATTCGCCGACGCCAGAGAAGATGCGGCGGTTCAGATTTTCGTAAGCTATACTTGTCTCTCGGTTTGCCATAGATTACTTCTTTCCGCTTCCAAAGAACCATGAATCAAAGTTTTTCATTCTGCGCTTTCTGGCTCTGTCATAAGTGGTGGTAGTACGGCTTGTATCGTGCAAAGCACTTGTATCGCCTTTTTCAGATGCCTTTGAAAATTTGTGCATTTCATCTCTCATGGCTGTACTGGCATTGACTAATTTTCGATGCTCTATAGCAAGCCTTTGATTTTTAAATAACGCCTCTGCACTTCCAAGTTTTGCGATTTTCCTTTTACTCTCACTTAATCTGTCATTTATATAATTCATTGTCTTTACTGCTTCGCTCTTTGTCTTGATTGACTTAAAGTAGCTAGTGTTTTCTGAATTAATGACCTTCTCGAGTTTACTGTCTTTTTTAACAGTTCCGCTCCCTCTTAAAGCGTCGCTTTTCTTTGAAGAATTAAAGTACACCTTCGCAATAAGCTTAGAAACCGGCTTCTCGTTACTTAACCCACTACTTCCGCCACGTCCGCCCATAAAATCACGCTTTCTTTGCCTGCTTGTATACCTGGTTTACTCCTGTGGCCGCCAGCCCGGACACCATGCCCACCGCCGCAGCATTGATATAGTCCGTCGCCGGGAAGTCCGGCATGATGTTCATTCCCAGCGCACCCAGAAGGCCGCCGCATACCGCCATAATGACCGGAATCCACTCATCCGGGATTTTCTGCGCCGCCTTACAGCCCAGACCGATAACATAGCAGATAGCCACGATGGCCACACAAGTTCCTAATGTCGTAATGTCCATGAGTTAATCCTCCTGTTTAACCACAATCTTTTTGCATAAAGCTAAAAATTTATTGTTACCCATTTCTACCTTATTCCTGCGTACAACAACGGTACGCCATCATCATTTTTCACTCCTGCAAGATAAAGCATTGCCGCATTTGCCAGAAGTTTGTTTGTCTCCTGTGCATCCCCGGACGCCTGGTAGACCGCGCTCCATGCCTTTGCGCCGTTTGCCATTTCGGACGGGGAAGCGTAGGAAATTGATTCAGAACCGGCAGACTTGGAAGTAATTACTCCCGAAGTAACACCGCCAGCCCCGCCGGAAGATGTCCCCCCGGCAGCGGCAGATAGCGCCTGTTTATCTGCCAGCTCCAGTTGATATAACTTATCACAGACCGCACACACGGCCTTCTGTACCTTTGTCGCCGCCCTTTCATCAGACGGTAAGCCGTCAGCCAATCGGTCAAAGGTTATCACGTCCAGAAAGTCACTGGCGCGGTCTGCGATACGATCAAAGTCCTCCGCCGGGACGACATTCCCGTGGTAGATCTGTTCATAAAATGTAAATGTCGTGTATGCCATCCCGTCGGCCTCCTTATCTCCTACTCTTCCGTCTTGTTTCCCCGGAAAGCGGTTCGCCGTCAGTATTCAGGGGTGTACTGGCGGCCATCAACCCCCCGCATTTACGGTGATTTTCGCGATACCATCCAGGTATTCCGCAAACAGCACAAGGCCAGTGATCGCAAACGCCTCAGACACGGCGGTGTTGTAGTTGCCCTGCGTGTGGAAACCGATCAGATTCGTTTCTCCGCTGGTCGTGTACACAAGACCGGCCTTAGCGAAGTCGCTGTCGTTGGGGTCGATGTAATACATTACAATGTTTTCCACCGGTGTAGCGATTACCGTATCAGCCGGGATCTCGCTGTCAGAAAGGAGGAAAATTGTATTGAACCCCATAAAATCCTTCAGGTACTGGAAGCCGAACTGATTCTGGATGGTGATGTTTGCTGCTCCAAGATACTTGTACACGTCAAGGATGTTCACAAAGCCAACAACCCCGGTGATGTTCCGGTGCATCTGCTTAAACTTGTTCTCAACCTTGCCCTTTGCCATCGCAAGTGCCATCTGGAAGGTTGTTTCCTCGGATGTGAGCGTTCCGGTTTTCAGATAGTCATAAAACTTCTTTGTCACGCCCGCCTGAAGCTGATAGAGGAACTCGTCGTCAGTCATCTGGACAGCGTTGTCATAACCGTGGTCTTTGATTGCTTCAATCGAAACGGCCTTCGCGTACTTCTCGATGGTCATTTCCTGATACTTCTTTTCCTTTACGGTAAATTTGCTATACGGGATATCCTCGCCTTCGCCTACTGCACCATCCTCGAGCGTCCCCTCCGCATATTTACTTTTCAGCACTGCGCCGGGCTGCTTCTTTATGGGGCGCATGATCCCCAAGATGTCCCGCAGATGCTGCCAGTTGCGCTCGAATCTGGTTACAAAATCCAGCTCTCTTGCGGTTACCTGGACATCCGCTGTTTTAATCAAATTTGCTTTTGCTGGCATATTAGCCCTCCTGCTTTAATTAAATAAACTCATGTTCGCAGCAATTGCAGCCTGACGCTCAGAAGCATCCTTGATGCTCATAATCTGGTCTTTCGTCAGCGCGCCGCCCTGCCCCTGCTTGTTTGTCGGCTGTGTAAAGCGTGCCTGATTCTGCTGTGCTTTCTGCTGCTCATCGTCAACAAATGCCGAAGCGTCCTTTTCCTTCATCTGGGTTATGAGGTCATTCAGTCCGAGGATTTTCCCGTCTTTCAGTTTTAATCCGGCCTCCTTGACTTCTGCCATAATTGCGCGCTTTGCCGCTTCGCTCGAGAATTTAATTCCTTCAAACTCCGTTTTCAGAGCGTCCGTGAAATCTCTCTCATACAGCTGCGCCTGTGCGTTTTTCTCGGCATCCTCGGCCTTTTTCTTCCAATCAGCCAAATCCTTCTGCATTGTTTCAAGGTCAACGCCCTCGAAGCCTTTCAGGGTGCTTTCTGCCGTCTCAGCTTTTCCTTTCCACGTGTCCCGGTCAGTCTCAACCTTTCCCAGCTTCTTTTCATGTTCAGCTTTTGTGACGTAATTTTCCGCCACCTTTTTCGTAAGGTTTTCCTTTTTGTCTGCCGAGACCTCAATCCCCAGTTCTGTCAAAATTGCTTCAATATTCTGCATCTTTATCCTCCTAAACGTGATTGATTAACCGCCCGTCAGCGGTATGGATTAAGCCCGATAAACCACGGGCGGGGTAGTTGTGGGAATGGGAATTGAACCCATGACACACGGCTTATAAGGCCGCTGCTCTACCTCCTGAGCTATCCCACAAAGCGCCCGGGGTAGCGAACCGGGCGAAAAGCGTAATGATCGGCGCTGTCTAAACAATGCACTTATACCGTGCGCCGGGGCTTGAACCCGGCTGCTTCCATGCACGGTGGCAAAAACAAAGAAAGATGGGATGGATTTTCCTGCAATTACGATTTACAGGATTGCACACAGACGGAGTCGAACCGCATTTTCAACCTTCCCGCAAGGCTGTGTGCTGTAAAGGAGGAAATACAAATACAAAAAAGAGCCAGCAATCTGTAAGAAATCCTTACAAATCACTGGCTCTGCGTCTGGCGTCTGGCACTTAACGGACGATAGGCTCTGCCTTTCCGTTTTCAATATTCACGAGGCTGGTCGTTTTACATTTCGGGCAAAACACCGGAAGATTATGCGCTGTCGTATCCTTGCGGAATGCTGACCGCGTTTTATTATTACAGACAGGACAGTATACCCTTTTGATATCCATGACGATCATTCCTTTCCATAGCCTTTAATACATTTTACCAAACAAAAAAAAC